TGTCCGTGACCGTGTCCGTACCTCCGACCGTGACAGTCACCTCTATAGGCATGATGTTTGAGAGGGTGACTTCCCCCTCCTCATCCATCTCGTAGTCGGCGCGGTACAACTCATCCTCCGCGCCGCGCACGATGACGTGGTCGGGATACGTCGCCTCGATGGACGCCCACCCGGACTCATACGGCATGTCAGGACCGGAGGGAGGCTTCACACCGAAGGAGTAGCGGTTCGCCTTCACGGCCTGCCGAATGGCGTCCAACTTCCCCTCGATGGAGCCGGGGAGTTGCGTCCAGAGTTCCAGGAGCGCGGTGTCCACGTCCTCCGCGAGGGTCAGGGTCTCCGCGCCGTCCGTGTACTCGGCCAGGACTCCGGCCGCGAGGAACTGCTCTTTGACGCTATCTGGAATATCCTCGACCTTCGTCCCGAGCTTCTTGTACTCCGCCCTGATCTTCGCCTTCGCCGCCTTCGCCTCATCCGCGCTGAGTTCCACCTTGTTCCCGCGGAACCCACCGGGAGAGAAGGCCGCGGCCGCGCGCCCCAGTTGCGCGATGGTCACCTTCTTCGTCGGGTCCTCCCAGAGGCGCAGCTTCCAGGTGGACGGCTTCTCCGGGTCCGGGACAACGGCGAACGCAGAAGCGGGATATTCTTCCCCGTCCTGCGTTGCCTTCGCGGCCTCCATGATGGACTGAAGTTGCTTCCGGGTCTCCCCTCCGACCAGTTCGCGAATCGTCGTCATTGTCCACCGCCCTGCGTCTCTTGCCCGGACCCAGGAACGTCTTGCGCGTCAGTCAGAACTGCGGCACCCGACCAGTCTCCTCCCCCGCACTTTGCGATTCGGAGAAGACTTCATAGAGGGACCTCGGCTCCGACCTCCCTGTATCCAGGGCGAGGCGTGCTTGTCGCCGCAGTCTCTCCGCACAGAATGCCGTCCAGAACGCCGCTCTGTCAATACCGGCCGCGTCCGCAAACTGCTCCAGGCACCTTCCGCAGACGAAGCCAGCTTCCTGCTTCGGTCTTCCCAGGTGTCCCTCGATGGCACAGAAGTTCCAGCCGTCGTCCGTCTTCACGCCGCAGACTTCGCACTTCGTCACCTGTTCCATCCTCGCCTCCTCGTCATCGCTCCCAACCGTGGGTGATACTGACATACGACTCGCGTTCCGCCTCCCTCGCCTCCCACCATGCCGTCCATTCCACGCACGCCCGCCAGCCCAGGGCGAACCCAGAGACTACCCAGAACAGAACCACCAGAGTCCCCCACATTATCCTCGCCTCCGTTTCTCTCGCACCGCGACCAGCAAGCTTTCCAGCAACGACAGCACCACTCCGGCGATGGTTCCGATTGCGATGGCGACCGCCGCCTCCTGCCCCCAACCTTCCGGCACTACTAGGAGAAGCATCCTCGCCTCCTATCCTCTCGGCGTCTGCCGGTAGCGCGGGGAAAGGTCTGGCTGGAGCGGCTCGACTTCCTCTCCCGGCTCCGCGTACTGCGTGTGGATACGGTTCAGGTCGCGCATAGTTGGGACGTAGGTACAGCGACAGTTCGGGTGAAGCGGAATGGCTGGTGCCTCATCTACCGGGAAGACCTGCCCTGCCAGAGGGTCGCACTCCTCACAGGGGGAGTCCGCTACCACCCACTCGACCTCCTGTACCCCGGAGTCCTGGAAGACTATCTGCCGCGCTTCCTCTCGCGCCCGAATCGTCTCTGTGCGCGCCAACCTCTCTGCCTGGTATCCCTTGAGTTGGTCGATGGTCTCACGCATGAGGTCTGCCGTCTCCGTTGCACCAAGTCCTTCATCCATCCCGCGAAGGACCGCCTCCCGCACCTGCTCCTGCTGGTCAAGTGGAACCACCTTACTCAGTCGGTCTCCGTAGTACCCGGCGTATCGCTCCATGTTCATCCGCGCCTGGGGGTTGTGCAGATGCCAGGAACCTCCCAGACCTATCTCCTTCACCACCTCGTCTCCCGCCTGCACCATCGTCGCGTAGAACTCCATCTCGAAGTCCTTGGCGAGGCTGTCTATCAGCCGCGTCTCCATCGTCAACTGGTGGATGGTCTCCTCCAGGGTTCCCGCCCCCGCCGCGTCCATCGCCTTCCAGACGTCCATCGTCTTCCGCCAGTCCTTGAGCGGCACTTCGTAGGCGAGTTGCTTGACGCGTGCATCCGTCAGACTAACCTGGGGGAGTCCTGAGAAGGAATGCGGTACTGCAAGACCTTCACCCTTTGGGAACCCCGCCACAGTCTCGAATCCCTTATCGATGTGCATCGATGCTAGTCTGTTAGGAATGACCTCCATCGGAGCATCGTGCCGGACGCCCTTCCACCCAGGGTCATATCCTCCTTCGAGAGAGGTTACGGTATGACCAAACTCATGGAGTACCGTCCAGACGTCATCGATGTACTTCTCCTTCTCATACCGCTTCAGCTTCAGCCAGTCCGAATGCTCCATCGTAACCAGCTTCTGGAGTCGCTTCAGAAGGGTGGGCGGGAGGGCGATTGTCCCTCCTCCTATCCGTGCATTTGCAGGGTCACCCTTCGCTGCCTGGTGGAGCCGCGCTGAGACCATCTTCGCCCCGTCCGCTTTGAAGAAAGCCTGAAGCCGCGCGAACATAGACTTGAGTTCCGGAGTAACGAGAGGGGACTCCCAGGAGGAGTACTGCCCCGGATACCCGACGTCAATTTCCGTTATCGGTGATGGTCTCCGTTCCGCCTCCATCGTCCCCGTCGCCCGCAGCCGCGAGATGACGCTACTCTTCTCCTCATCCGTCAGGGACTTCATCGCCAGTACCCGGTTCCTCCAGTCCGTGCGGACGTGACGCTGCGCCGGGTTCTTCACGCGCATCGCCTTGCGCCAGTCCTCCCGCGCCCGCTCCAGTTGGAGGTCGAGGCGGAAGGTGTCCAGGAGGAGCGGGATGAAGACCTCGCGCGCCGGCTGCTTCCACCCCTTCAAGACGGAGGCCCCGTACTCCCGCGCCAGGCGCTCGAAGACGCGCCGCATAGACCGGTGGTTGGGGACGCCCTCCGTCGCCTCCCGGATGAGGAAGAGGGTGGCGCGTAGGTAGGACTCCGCCGCGGTTAGGTCCTCAGTGGCTGTGAGCATGGACATGCTCGCGCTCCGCCTCCTGCGCCAGTCCGACCTCCTGCGCGGTCAGGCACAGGAGAGATTCCGCCATCTGCCGTATCGCCATCGCGCGCTCCCCGGAGGGAGGCGGTGGGGCCTCAGGAGGAGTTGCGCCGCCGTTCTTCCCCGCCGCGTTCGCCGCCGCTACCGCCTTCGCCGCGATCTCGTCCGGGTCCAGGGACGGCTCCGGCTCAGGTTCCGGCTTCAGCGCGTCCGCCTGAATCATCCCGTTGCGCAACTCCCCGAACCACTTCTCCTTTTCGTCCGTGCTCAGCCGCATGTAGTGGTCGGCCACGAGGTCTGCTGGAAGCTGGAGGAACGAGGCGACAATCTGGAGTGCCTGCGCGCGCTTCAGGTCGATATCCGCTTCCAGGAGACGGTCCTTAGTCTCCAGGGACGGGAACTCGATGCTGACCGGGTAGAGGAGCGGGTTCAGGCCGCGCAGGATGAGGTGATAGGTTATCATCCTGACGTGCCCCAGGGCGAGGGACTGCTGGAGTTTCCTGACCATCCGCGCGAACCGCTTGTCCTCGTAGGACTGCCCGCCGTCTCCCAGGGAAGCGCGGACCGCCTCCGCCCCGCCGATGTTCAGATACCTCATCGGCACCAGCTTGCAGAGCACACGGCTCCGCATGTACTCGATATCGCGGATGTTCTGGAGGTTCGGATTCTGCCCGACGAGTAGCTGCGGACCGGCGTTGTCATGCTCCTTGCTCGGGTGCGGCACGTAGAAGTCCTGCATCACCGAAGAGGGGTTGTCCCGCTGCCCGGTCCCGTAGGTCGCGGAGAGGAGTTGCCGCTTCTGGATACTGTCCTTGTACCGCCGCAGGTAGGCTTCCTGCTCCTGCGCGCTGCTCCCCGGAGGCACCGGCACCATGTGCTTGTACTTGTCATACGCCCGGCTGAGGCGAGCCTGCACCATCCCGTCCTCGATAGCCTGCAACCTCTGCCAGTCCTTCTCGAAGTCCAGCATCCCGCGGCCGTAGACTTCCTCCTCTGACGCCCGGTAGGTGTAGTGGACAATCTGCCACGGCTCGAAGAGGATGCCGGTGCCGGCTGGCTTCCAGGAGGGGCGCTGCTCCCAGGGATGCTCGTCTGGGATTCCGTAGGCGTTCTGCCTGTACCACATCTGCTGTTCCGGCAGCAGCTTGTAGCGGACCACGCGAGAGGGGGCCGCGGCGTCATCGACTACGATCTCCTGCATCTCGTTCCCGTACTGGAGGATGCGCCGACCCATCTCGCCGGAGCGTTCCTGTAGCTGCGTGATGGAGACGATGCGCTCCGCCTCCTCCAGGGTAGCGGGGTTGTCGCACTTTACCTCGAAGGACTCGCTGCTATCCTCCTCATCCTCCGGTGCCGTCGCTACGTCCGCGACGATATCGAGGGAGGCACTGATGAGGGAGTCCTGCGTGTCCATGCGGGTACGAATCTGGTGGCGCTCCTCGCGCGTCTTACTCTCCGTCCACATCTTCTGCGCGGTGTGGACGAGGTCTGCGTCGAGGAGGCCGGTGTCGGAGCCGGGTACGAACTCGTCCAGGATGACGGCCGCGGTAGCGTCCCCTGCGGCTGCGCCCTTGGAGAAGAAGGAGCGAAGGCGGCTGGTGACGGCGGCGAAGGTTCCAGGCTTCATCGGCATATCAGTCCCTCACTCCCCGGCATAGAAGAGGGCGGGAGGCCCGGTTTCGTTCCGCCCTTGACGTTCGGATAATAGCACCCTCACCGCGTTCCGTATAGACGTGCTACCGCCTCTGTTCCCTACAGGCTCCGCCCATGCCTGCCGGGGTACGTTCAGAAGTAGACCTGGAAGGTGTCCGCGAAGGCGATGTGCCGCGCCATCCAGAAGGCTTGCACGACCGCGTCGCCGGAGTCCGTGGAGCGCCCGATGCGCTTGCCGATATCCTCCTTGCTCTCTACCTGAATCTTGCCGCCCGAGGTCACCTTCCAGTGGGGAGCCGTGAGGTCTCCGGTCAGGAGGTCATCCGGGGGCAGGGCGAGGTCTTCTCCGTTCGCCGGGTCCAGCATTTCGCGGAGGTTCCACCACCCTGCGCTGCGCTTGTTCACGAAGCCGAGTTCCCCGGAGGAGTCCTTCTGGTCCGTCCCCTCTGAGGCGTTGAAGGGGACCGCCTTCAGACCTTGCTCCGTGAGCCGGTCATAGACGCCCGCTCCGAGGCCGATGATATCGACCACCGCTTCCCCTCCCAGGTTTAGGATGCCGACTACCTCTCCGGTAGTCGCCATGAGGTCCTGCTTGCTGCGGTGCCGCAGTTCCTTGATGGCGTTCTTCCCGTACCGGAGCGCATAGACCGTCTCGTCGTTCCCGCTCCGCGCTACGTCTACGCCCACGCGCTCGAATACGCCCCAGTCCCCTGAGGCCTCCCGCTCCGCCCACCTCTCATTCGCGGCCTCCACCCAGGAGAGGGGGATGACACCATCCTCGTCCGAGGTAGCGAACTGCCCCTCGACGCGGTTCTGGTAGACGGCAGACCCCTCCCCCCACTGCAGGCGTCTCTGCTCCGCCCACTTCGGGTCCATCCGCCCCGCCGCTATGCACTCCTCCTTGGTAACGTGCCGCACCCACCAGTCTTCCGTCCCCGGCTTCCTGCTCTGTATCTCATAGAAGCGTCCCTGCGGCTCCCCAGGCGTGGAGATAGCGACGGCGTAGGTATCCCCTACGGACAGCGCGCCTTCCGCTGCGTCGAAGGTCGCCGGGATGATGCTGTTATGGGTCGGGATGAATCCCCTCCCGGCCAGGAAGAGGTGTCTGGAATTGTTTACGACCAGACACCGAACAGGAACACTCTCCACCTCTTCGATACTCCTGATAGTTCGGATAGTAGAAGCACTACCCTGGGCGTTGCGAGGAACCCACTGTGAAGCCTTGCGGGATAGGTGGAATGGACATAGGTCTGCTGACCACCGCAGGATATAGACCGGCCCATGATCTACTCCGTTCAACTTCGCCCTTTGCTCCCGGACGGTCACCTTCCACCCGAACGTCCTGACCAACTCGGCGACCCCCTCAGCAAGTTGCTTCCTGGTTGAGGTGAATGAAACGCGGGAGTGTTCACCAGGTCCCATCCTCGTACCGTCCGTGTCCATGAGTCCCCGAAGAAGCGCGAGACGTTGGTGCGTAGATGCCCGCAGGTAGGCCAGAGGGATATGCTTGTTCCCGAGGACTCCCACCTCCTGTAACTTCTTCCGTAGTCCGAGGACCCCGAAGGTCGTTACGGTAGTACGATTCAGGTGATGCGGAGATATCGTGAATCCTGCCCTCTGTATCTGCTCTGCGATCTCACTATCCTCGACTGCACTCGTGATGGCTCCGTGTAGAGAGTGCCCGTCTCCTAACCATGCCCCGAGAGTATAGGGGTCGATGGGCAGTTCCGCCTCCGGGAGTTCGACCGGCCTACAGGTGGGGACCGCAGACCCCTGAGGGATCGCGACGAGGTTAGTCGTCTCTACCAGTGTCGTCGCATCCCAGTGTTCGCGCCAGTCCCTCACCGCTTCGTACTTCTTCCGATACCTTGGGTCGTTCCTATGGGTCTGCCCTCTTGTCTGTCTCCAGGCGTAGGGTAGGACTGCCCATAGGTGTCCGTCGTCCGCCACGAGCGTTTCGCCATCCTCGAAGGTCACCCGGTAGCACTTCCTACCGTACTGAATGGGGTTCGCCCTGAGCACCCTACACGGTCGCCCATCCTCTCCCAGGACTTCATCCCCCACCTGAATCTCCCCGAGGGTCTTCCACCCGGTAGGTGTTGGGATGGGCGTATCCACGTCCAGGCACTTCGATTCGTCGAAGATGTAGAGGAGGGAGTCCGCGTGCGCGCCTTCGATGAGAGACGGGTCGTTGCTGGCGACGGGGAAGGCCTCCCCCCGGTATAGCTTGAGGGACTGCTGGAGGAGGTCCTGCCCTTCTACGAAGGGGTCCCGCTTAAGGCGGTTCCAGTCCAGACGACGCGCCCACTTGCGGAGTTCCGGGAGGAGGTAGTGCGATAGCTGCCGCCAGACGGAGGCCGTCATCACCACCTTCCAGTCGCGGTCCGGCTGGCAGTCACGGGTGAGGGCGAACCAGAGGACGATCCAGGAGGCGAGGGCGGTCTTCCCGAGTCCATGCGGACCACGGACGGAGACGCGCCGCTGCTCCTGAATCTGACCCAGGACCTCCGCCTGGTAGTCGGCCGGCCCTTCCCCCGGCTTCCACGTGAAGCACTCCCGGACGAACTTCGCGGGGTCAGGGCGGTAGAGCAGCATAGGGTCCTCGTCCTGGTAGGCGACGTGACCTAAGCCCTTGAGAATACCGGCAAGGAGTTCATCCGCAGGGGACGGCTTCGCCCTCCGGTTAGATGGCGATTTCAGCAACGCGCGCGGCAAGTTCCTCCACCCTCTCCTCAGGCACGAACTCCCGGACCAGGGACAGGAGCGCGGCCGTCGCCTTCTTCACGTCCGCGTCCCCTTCAGGGTTCTCTCCGCGCTGGATACGTTCCATCCTCTGCCCTACTTGAAGCGCGGTTAGGGCGAGGTCGAGCAGGTCCCCGATACCCGGCTCGATGGTCTCCGTCGTGACCTTCCGCCCGTCCTCCAGAGTGACGATGGAGGTCACCTTGCGCCGCTCCCAGGGGAGGTTCTTGATGAGACCCGAAGAGGCGAGGTCGAGGAGCCGGGTCACCACCATGATGCCGGCTTCCTGCGTGGCGACGTGCGCCCGAAGTTGCCGGTCCCGCCAGGTCTGGAGTTCCTGATGCGCCCGCGCCTTCTCCTCCAGGACGCGCTCGAAGGTAGCGTCATCCGCCGCCTGCCGCAGGTACTCGTCCCAGGCCTCCGCCCGTTCCCGCCAGTGCCACTTCGCAGACCAGCGCCGCCACCAGGCGCAGTACTCTCCGCGCGCCTTCCCGGTGGCCGCGGTTGCGCTTGGGGGTATGGCGGCTGCTACCGTCCGCTCACTCCCCAGGTCGCGGTATCTCAGGAACGCCTCGTAGGCCTTCCGCCCTTCCATCTTCTGCCGCTTCCAGACGGGAAAAACGGTTGGTTCGAACTCAGACATGGGGGACTCCCTGCTGCCGCGCCGGTGCAATCACCGAGTCGAAGACCGCCTCGGCCACCGCCTTCGCCAGGAGAGGAGGAACGCAGTTACCGAATAGCATGATTGCCACCTTACGGTCACTTGGAGGGACGTAGCTATCAGGGAAGGATGATAGTACCTGATACTCCTCCACCGATAGATACCTCTGCCTTGAAGGGTGGACTACCCCGGCCCAGGCTATCTCACTTCGGATGAGAGTCCCCACAGGCATATCCCACTGTGCCCACTGTAGGGATGCTGAACCGGCCATGTTCCCCCTTCGGACCTTGGCATAGGCACCCGGGTCTGTACTCCACTTGTCAGGTTGGAGTGGAACGAGTGCAGCCACGATGGAATGGAGTTCCCTAGGAGTGGACGGTTCTACCATCTTCCCAATCGCCTCCCGCACAGTCACCAACCTCGTCTGCGCCTTCGGGTGTTCCGGCATCAGTCCCAGGTCCTCCCGCGCCCCAACCCATATCAGCCGCTTCCGTTCCTGCGGCACGCCGAACCACTTCGCGTCGAGCAGTCGGCACTTCACCACGTACCCTGATGCCTTGAGTTCGGTCACGATCTGGCGGAAGACCGGCCGCATCTTGCCCTTCACTAACCCTGAGACATTCTCCATCACGAAGGCCTTCGGCTTGAGGCCGCGGAGTAGCCGGACGTACTCGCGGAACAGGGAGTTCCTCGGGTCTTCGACTACCCGTTTGCCCGCGGTCGAGAAACCCTGGCAGGGAGGCGAACCGTCCAGGATATCGAGTTCCCCCACCTTCATGCCGGACAGCCGCAGGGCCTCCTCCACACTGAGTTCGGCAATGTCCCCTAGGTAGAAGGGGGTGGTGGGGAAGTTCGTCTGATAGCAGAGTGCTGCCTTCGGGTCCCACTCGACGGCCAGTACCACCTTGCCCCCGGCCATCTTGTAACCGAGGGATGAACCACCCCCGCCGGCGAAGGTACTTAGCACGGTGAAGTCCCTACAGGGTGAAGACATGGCCGCACTCCGGGCAGGTTGCCGTCTTCGGCTTCGCATCCGAGTCCGGTAGGTTCTCATCGAACTCGGGGAAGGTCACGCCATCAGGACTACCCGCCTGCAACTTCGCGAGGAGGAAGGCAAGGTCCCCATCGTCGTACCCGGTCGCCTCCAACCCCTCTCCGCCATGAAGGTCCTCCAGGAGGGAGACCAGGAGTGCGGTGTCATCGAGGGCGAGTTCGGTACTCCGATTGTCGATGACGAGAAACGCTTCCGGGTAGGGTCCGTCGTACACCTTGCACTCGACCGTCTCCCACGCTTCCGCCTCCGCCGCTTCTACCAGTCCGTGTCCCGCCAGGATGGTGAAGTCAGGGGTGACTACGACAGGCTTCTGTTGGCCGTGGATGCGGAGAGAGTTCCTAAGGATGAGGACCTGCTCCGCGGGATGACGACGCGGGTTACGCGGGTGCGGCTGTAGGTCACGAATCGGGACTGTCAGGGTTTCCATATGGCTCGCCTCCATACCGGAAGGATACTACCCCCGGCCCGGAACCCCTGTCAAACTTTGTTCAAAATAAGTCGCCCGAGGTCGCTTTACCCCCTTTACAGATAGGTACGCATAGGCTTATAATCGTAGGCGAGGGGGAGAGAGAGGAGAGACGAACGATGACCACGCACACCGCATACGACCGCAAGACGGAGTATGACCTCGTTACCTCCCAGGTAATGAAGGCGCTTGAAGAGGGGACCGTTCCCTGGCATAAGCCGTGGAACTCCCATGGGTTCGCCCCGCGCAACTTCCTCTCCGGGAAGACGTACCGCGGAGTTAACCTCTTCATCCTGGCGATGAGCCACTTCGACTCGCCCTTCTGGGGTACGTACAAGCAGTGGTCCGAGAAGGGGTGCCAGGTCCGCCGCGGCGAGAAGGGGACGCGCATCGTCTTCTGGAAGGTCGGTGACCGCCCGGTGGAGACGGAGGCCGGGAACGTCGAGTCAAAGCGGTCATTCATCCTGAAGGGTTACACGGTCTTCAACGCCGACCAGGTAGACGGGACGGAAGGGAAGCTGCCCTCGGTCGAGACCACCTCCGCCCACTCCCCCATCGACGCCGCGGAGCGGGTCTGGATGACCTGGACGGAGCGCCCCAACGTCCGCCCCTCGGACCTCGCCGCCTACTCTCCCATCCAGGACGTTATCCTGATGCCCCCGATGAAGCGGTTCGAGACCCCGGAGGCGTACTACTCCGCTCTGTATCACGAAGGCGCGCACGCGACGGGACACGAGTCCAGACTGAACCGCTCCTCCCTGACCGCCACCGAGGGGTTCGGCACGGAGACCTACTCCAAAGAGGAACTGGTCGCTGAGATGACCGCCGCCATGCTCTGCGGGGTCGCCGGAATCGTCAACGTAACCGTCGAGAACTCCGCTGCCTACCTCCGGGGATGGTACTCGAAACTCGCCGAGGACAAGCGCATCCTGGTGACCGCCGCTGCCCAGGCGCAGAAGGCCGCGGACTTCATCCTCCAGGGGTACGCAGTCGAGGAGGCCCCGGCAGAGGAAGAGGAACTCGCCGCCGCCGCCTAGCCGTCCGGCTCCGATGAGTCCGTAAGGACGAAACCCCCTCCCCAGGGGGTCAGCCGGTAGAACGAGAGAGAGGAGACCCACCATGATTCAGAGCGCACGCCAGATGGAGGACTTCCTGATGGAGGCCTTCGAGAACGCGGACGACGGGAGTTACGAGGAGTCCCTGGGGCCGGTCGGCAGCACCCGCGCCACGATCTTCTCCGAGGATGGAGTCCTGACCCATGACCGCGGGTTCACGGTCCGGCTCCCGAACGGAGCAGAGTTCCAGGTCACCATCGTCCAGTCGAAGTACGCG